CTATTCCCAATCTAGTCTAACTTCAGATCCTTCTAAGAATTTAATTGTAAGCTGCCCTTCTTCAAAAACCCTTATTGAATCTATAGTTGTTAAGATATGATCTACTTTTGCTTCTTTTACCATCCCTATGTCATCAAACATTTTTAAGAACTGTCCTGCACGAAATCGCATTAACTGATTATCGTCTTTCTGCTGTTCTTTCCATCTCGACTTGTGCTTTTCCTTCTCGCTTACAAGCGCATTCCACCCCTTAATAAATGCCTTTTCCAATTCCCTTTCGTCAATGTGCCGATTGCAACAACCCTTTTCTCCCTTAACTTCATACTTCCCGCAGCATACCCAAACATGTCTTCTCAATCTCTCATTGGTGGAGTTCCAAACCTTTCTACCATACGTCTTCCCGCAAGATCCGCATATAACTTTCCCGGCAAATGGATTATTGGGATTAGCTACATTTACTTTAGTATTATGTTCTCTTGCAAATTCTCTTCGCCTGTCGATTTCGAGTTGCACGATCTCCCATAATTCTTTATCGATAATTGCCGGATGGCTATCTTCAACATAATACTGTGGAACCTCGCCTTTATTCTCCAACCTTTTCTTGGTTAGAAAGTCCACTGTGTAAGTCTTTTGGAGCAGTGCATCACCTTTGTATTTTTCATTACTAAGCATTTTTCTTATACTGCTTTCATACCATTTTGACGTTCCATTCCAATTAATAATCCCTTCTTTTTCAAAATCTCTCGCTATCTGATTCGGTGTTTTCCCATTAAGAAATTCAGTGTATACCCTTCTGACTATCTTGGCTTGCTTTTCGTTAATGATCAGATTGCCTTCCTCGTCCTTGTCATAACCGAGGAATTTTTTGTGGTTCACAGTAACTTTGCCCTGCTCAAACTTTCTTCTTATGCCCCAGGTGGAGTTCTCACTAATGTTCCTAGACTCGTCTTGCGCGAGACTGGAAATTATTGTCAATAACACTTCTCCTTTTGAATCCAGGGTGTTTATGTTCTCTTTTTCGAAAAACACATTTATACCTAACTCCTTCAGTAATCTCACATTGTTCAAGGTATCTAAAGTGTTTCTTGCGAACCTTGATATCGACTTGGTTATGATCATATCTATTTTGCCATTTTTGCAATCCTCAATCATTTTATTGAACTGCTCACGTTTCTTAGTGTTAGTACCTGAAATACCTTCATCTGCATAAATCCCTGCGAGATCATAGTCTGGATTGTTGCTGATAAAATCTGTGTAATAGGCAACCTGCGCTTGATAACTTGAGAGCTGTTCGGCCTGATCAGTTGAAACTCTGCAATACGCTGCAACCCTCTTTTTCTGAGGTGTCAGCTTCTCAGCAAGATTACCTCTGTTAGTTTTTGCCGGTATAAACGTAATGTTTTTCGCCATTTCTATACTCCTCCTTAACAATGGTTTGTACTATAATATTTGCTTTGCTGGCTATCGTGTCCTCTATTGTTGTGCCCTCACAGGCATTTTTCCCATTCTTAACGTAATTGCTGCACTGCCATACTACCTTTTTATAGCTGGATTTGCTGTTCCATGTCCTGCGCTTAAGTGATGCTCCGCATTTGCTGCAGTACAGCATTCCAGTCATAGGATACTTTTTAGGAAGCTTTTCATTCTGGTATTTAGTATTCCCCTTATCTTCTGACCTTCTCCTTAGTACCAATTGAGCCTTCTCCCACAAAGCTTCTGAAACGATTGCTTGATGGTTGTTCTTGATGTAATAACTATCGAGCTCGCCAGTATTTCTTTTCGAGATTTTTTTCAAATGCTTTGGAGTGAAGTACTTCTGAAGTTGTGCATCTCCTTTATACTTCTCATTCTTTAGTATTTTTAATATTGTTGAACCATGCCATTGTTTGTTTCCGACTGTTCTAACACCCTCAGCATTTAGCTCCTTTGCTATTTTACCAGATCCCTTGCCATCAACATATTTTTGGAAGATCCTCTTTACAATACTTGCTTCAGCTTCGTTGATCACCAAGTTGCCATTCTTGTCTTTATCGTAACCCAAAAACCTATTAGTATTGATCACCAGCTCCCCTTGCTTAAATTTGTTTCTATATTTCCACCTAAGATGTTCGCTTACATTTCTGCCTTCCTCTTCTGCAAATGAAGAAAGGACGGTAAGCATTAGCTCACCGTCCCCAGATAAAGTATTGATATTCTCTTTTTCGAACCTTATGTCAACGCTAAGTTCCTTCAGTTCTCTTACAGTTTCAAGCATTAGTATTGTACTTCTGGCAAATCTAGAAATTGATTTTGTTATGATCAGATCAATCTTGCCTTCTCTGCAGAGCTTAATCATCCTCTGGAATTCAGACCGGTTGGCTGAGGAACCAGTTATGCCATTGTCAGCAAACACTTCTACGAACTCGTATTTCGGGTTGTTCTTGATCAGGTTTTCGTAGTATTGCACCTGGTTCTCAAGGGATTCACCCTGCTTGAAATTGTCAGTCGACACCCTTGCATAAGCACACACTCTTTTCTTTTTATCCAAACTCTTAACTGTTGGTGCGATTATTCTAACCCTCATGAAAGTCCCTCCTTTCTATCATCTTATCAGTGACATATATCACTCTGAACGGCTTGATAGTCAAGTTGCTAGAGAGGACCTACTCATATTTTATGAATCCCTCAATGCCGGCAGCATTCAGCTTTTTAAGCATAGCTTCAGCATTTGCTTTATCCGCATACGCTCCAACCTGAACGTGATAAAGTTTCTGTCCTTCGCTAGTATTCTTTGCTGCCACATAAGCTACGCCAAGATACTTTAGAACTCCCTTGGCAAGGGCAATACCGATGTTCTCGATGTTGTTCATGATCCATATCGCATCCTCAGCACTGTCATGAAAGGCTACTTCGACTAATACAGCAGGTGCAGTAGTGTTCCGCAACTCGTATAGACTTGGATTGAACTGCACTCCCCTATCTGCTGTTGGTGTTATTGAAGATATCTCTGAATATATTAGCTTGGCAGCTTTCTCCCCTTCTCCACAAGGAGCATAGGCATAGATTTCTGCTCCTCGGCCTCCTCCTGCATTGCTGTGGATGCAAAAGTGCAGATTCGGTTTAACTCTGTTACTGTCGTTAACCGCCTGCCCTAAACTCCATTCAGGCCTGTTCCTGTAGACGTCAATACCATAGTTCTGAAGAACCTTCTGCACAACATCTGCTATCTGGTTCATCCTGCTTTCTTCTGTCCCGTAATTTAATACGCCTACATTGTTCTCCTGCATTGATGGGCTTAAATAAACTGATTTACTCATTGCTAATCCTCCTCATTTATCTGTTCTAAGACTGTTTTTAGCTTCTCCGGCACAGGCAATCCAATCTTTGCTGTATTTTCAATGATGCTGATTCCCTCATTGGATAAATAGAAAAAGATAACTGCGGTTCTTATTGCAGTTCCGCTTCTGATCAGCTGTTCATCGACAATGTGAGCTATGGCAACCAATGAGAATATCAGCACCTTCTTGAAAATGCCTCTAAATCCGACTTCACTTGAAAGCCTCTTCTCGAGAATGGCAACCATGATGCCTGTAATGTAGTCGATAACTACAAAAGCTATCAGAGCATACAGAAAGCCGTCAAAGCCTCCCAGGAAATAGCCAAGGTAGCCACCGACCACTGCAATAATTACTTGAATAGTATTAATGATTTCTTTCATGAGATCCCTCCTGATTATTTTAATTGTAATTTTTATTGTTCAAGTCTTTTTATTCAATTTATCTCTTTCTTAGGTGTATCTGTATATTAAATTGTCCCATTTCACAGTGCTCCCATATGCAAAATATCCGGGACGTCCTTGTATGGCATTTAGGTCTCTCCAAACCATCACCAAGTTTCCGTCTACATAAAAAGCTCCAGCTCCAGTCAGGAAGTCTATAGTTATTTTGATATGATAGGTGGTTCCAGCAGTAAATCCACCGAATGAGTATTTTGTTATTGTGGTAGGTGTCGTTTCTGAGCCGCCATTTGTGAATCGAGATATATATGGTGTGGTGTCAAGACCGCAAATTCGATATCCTGTCCCACTCCCCTCTATGATTTCTATAAAAAATCCGGCATGTTTTCTACCGGATGAATCTGTGGTTATTGTCATATCAGCTTCTACTTCTATTTTTCCGTAAAGAGAGCACATAGGTGCACCCCTTTGAGCAGCAAAATATGAGTTAGTGCCATTGACTGCTTGCAGTTTTAAGTTTGTAGCATCATAAGCCCAGGTTCCTCCATTCAAAGCAACTACCCTGGCTGTTGATATAGGGTCTGTTGAATAATCATCTGTATAGACGGTTAATCCTCCGGCGCTGCTGCTGTCTCCGAATATCGCCAGTGTAACAATAGGGTAGTCAGTATATCCTCCATCAAGGTCCTCGCAGGCTATCCCTAAATAAGCTGCCGTAACATCTGTCTGATCAGTTGCTGCTATCGCTCCTGTATCTGTATTTCCATTTGTTTCAGCAACTCCTCCACTGAATGAGTATTTAGCCTCTGAAATTATAGTGCTGAAATTCACAGCAAAGGTACCAGTATTAAGATCTGAAACAGAATGGATATTTCCACTCGAATTTATCTTTACCCTTCTAAGAGTTACATTTCCACTGGTGGTAAGCGAAGTTCCGGCTGTATAAGTAAACGTATCTGTAGTCACGGCGTTAATTGTGTATGCTCCATCCAAAGCAGTTCCGCTTGTTATGTCTGCATAGATTCGATGCCCAACTTTATGACCATGCGCAGGTAGTGTTACAGTGACCGAGGTACCGCTTTGCGAATATGTTCCGCTTTTGTTGTCATTAACATTACCGCTAAAATTCACCCATGCCAGACATCCATACCCGGTACTTTTTCCCGCTCCACCCTCACCACCACTTGGAGGATCGATGAATTCCAGCCCTGTTGAATCAACTTTTACTGCAACCACTTTTCCGCCTTGATTCTGATAGCTGGCCGGAGCATCGAGCAAATCTGTGAAAACATGCTCATGATTAGTATTAGCTTTTGCTGCAAGCATCGTATTAACTTCATCAGTTGAGTAAGAATTGCTGCTTGATGGTGCTACTGTTAGCACATCGGAGCCGCCACTGTACTGCGACATTCTCTCAACCTTTTGCGACAAGCGTATTTCATTTTCAAGCATCGCGTTGTGGAGCTCAAGCACATACCCGATATCTCCGGTATCATCATTTTCATTTACAGTGACTCCCTTAACTCTTAGAACTCCATCAAACCCGACATCGTCAGACCCTTCCGGTGCTATATTCCAACCTATCCAGTCTCCAATAAGGTAAGTCTCAAAGGGTTTCAGTTTATTTCCTTTTGCATCAACAAACTTAGTAACTGTTCCCTGTATCCCCCATGAAGGATAAGCAGACCTGCTAAGGTAAGCCTGACCGTATTCGCTTAACCCATCTCTGATGTTGCTTGCTGACAAATACCCCTCTCGCCTGCCGTATTCAGCTTGACTTGCTGAATGAGAAGCTATGGCCAGTGACCTGCTGCTTCCTTCAATAAGGACATCATTAACCAGCTTTGTGGCATCGCTTTGGTTTTGATGGCTTATAATTGCCTGTCCCGGCCTATAAACAACAGTATCATGAAGATCAACACCTTTGGATTTGTAAATCTTAAGCTTTAGGTCTGGTGTCATTTCTATGTCGAAATACCCTAAGCCTTCAGTGAATTTAGTCACAACTTCAAGTAATGGTGTACCCACATGGAATGACAAGTTAATATTCTCGGTAAATATGTTTCCTATGCTGTCCCTGTCATCTTGCCAATCTACTGATACATCGACAAGTCCTCCTCTTGCTTGAGCTTCAAGCACCAAGGTTCTTAATACTTTGCTCGCAGTGCCTGTGAAAGCTCTATCCAAGACTGGACTTCCCAAGTCTTCAGGGTATACCACCGCCCAGCTTAGCATTGACAATACTCCTCTGCCGCTTACTTCAATAACTTGTTTCTCGCTAGAGTCGACATAGTTTGGCTTTTGAGCTTCAATGATCCACTTGAAAAGATTGTTGCCGTCAAGCCTGCATAAAACAAAGTTCCGATCTGCTATATAGTCTCTATTTCCTCCATTTTTGTCGTACCTGCTAATCGAAAACGAACCGCTTCCTGGATTGTTTTGAACCACCTGAAAAGCTTTATTCCAAGCACCGTCAAGCTGGCATAAGATTGTGTTCGGGTTTGCCTTGTCGCTTAAAAAAAGCTCAATTCCGATATCATCTGTAGGCATTCCATCATAAACTTCAAAGCCTTTTACATTGCTGTCCCTGACTGTCGGCGCTGTCAATTCAACCTTTATAGGTCCGCTCTCTGCTTCAGCTGGAAGCTGAACGGTGATCTCGTTCCATGACCATGATATTATGCTGCATAGGAGTGCTCCCATATATACAAAGCCGCCGTAGCTTCTCAAATATCTATTCGAATTAGTTAAGTCTGTATTAGTTGAGTAACCGAATCCATTACCTGAGATCGTTACAACAGATCCTTTCGGGCCTCTGTATGAAGACAGGCTTTCAATGAATGGTGTTGGCGGGTCTAAGGTAATATTCTCGTAATCATATAATGTCCTCTTCTTAGTCCACACATCAAGCTTTGCCACGTTTATGTGTTGGTAGATTGTTCTCTTTTTGGTCCATACATCAAGTTTCGATACATTCAAATGCTGGTATATGGTCCTCTTGAATATTTCAGCATTGATATTCAGAGCTCTTGTGTTTGAATACCCTGAAGATACGCTGCCACTTGAGGCTATGCACCTCCAATACCAGTCGCCGCCTATCATATTGTTCAATGCCCATTCAGCAATTACTTTCCTGCTAACACCGGTTATCGTGTTCGTCTGCTTGAAAGGGCTGTTGAAGGTTGACACCCTATCTATTTCAAAGGTGATGTCTCCAGTCTGTGTGTTTGGCACATTCACTCTAAATGCAGTAAGGACTGGTGTCATGCTTGTGTCTGTTGTGCTTAGAACTACCTTTGTCCAAAGGAACTTACCTGTCATGTCTACACCGTCAGCAGAAATCTGAGCGCCGCTTGCTGTCTGTGTCCATTCTGTTGGAGGGTTCAAGCTATCGGTTGTTATGGCATAATACACTGAAACAGTTCCGCTACTTACAACTATGCTATCCCAGTTCATCACCATATTATCTGATGTTCCACTAAGCGCCTTTACTCCAACTCTATCTCCAGAAGAATAATATACTGGCAATACAGTTGAGAAATAGCTCGGGTCGATAAATGAGAACACTGAGTCATTTGGCTTCTTCCAAGCAAGCCCTAAACCATCTCCGCCTGAGCCTTCCTCCATCCTAACGGATATCGTGTGCCATCCTGCTGTAAGTGTAACAACTGCACTTGAGTTCCAGTTATTCGATACTCCCATACCACTGCTATTGTATCTACTGACCTTCAGTGCACCATCTATAAACAGGTCTGAACAGTCGTCAGAGTCTATGGCAAAGGTATAATTGCCATCAATGGGAATGAAGATGTATCCTTCTGCCTTAAACACAAAGGCATCAGCTGGAAGATACGAGGGCTTCAGGTTCGTTGCAAGTCCCCAGCTTATCACCGTGTCGATAACAGTTGTCGTCTTTCCCGTTGCATTCGTGAATACGGTATCCATTGCTGCTTGAGTTCCAGGGTGCCCTGACACATTCACTCCCCAAGTCACAGTCAGCTTATTGTTGGATTGGACTGAGCCATCGAGTATCAATCCAGGCATAGTATTGAATCTTGCTTGTGTAAAAGTTCCTATGCTCAGATCCACTTCATAGATCAAATCAAAGAATGCTTTTAGTGAGAAATTATTATCAGTTAGCAGCGCACCATTTGCTGGCAGGCTTTGCGATATGGAGGTACTCATCTAAAACACCCCCTATGTCCAGCTTCCAACTGTCACTATGCACCTTGCAGCTCTAGGCCCAAGAATCAGCGTTGGTGGATCCAACTTATTCCTAACATATATTGTCGAACTCAGACTCCCTGCTGCTATACTCGTTATATCTATTACAGCCACCCAAGGTCCATCAGGTGAAAGCGCTATAGCAAAGTCAGCATTATTTAGCTGCAGATTAACAGCGTTCGCTATTTTTGTTGTGCTTGCATTTTTCAACTTGAACCACCATATTTCAGTGGTTCCTTCTGGTTGGTCTCCCCAGTCAGTGAGTGATGCAATCTCATTCCCATTTATGTCCGTGAATACAATATCGTCAGGTGTCTGACCTGCTGCCTTAAATCCATAAATATGGAAAAGCGCAATCGATGCATCACTTGTTCCTGTGTTTACGTTTCTTGCATACCTAATGCATTTCATTGGTCCAGAAAAGGACACAGTGAAGATATTGTCTCTCCACGCATCACCATCCGCTATTCCTGCAGTGGGAATAGTACATACGGGAGTCTCCCATGTACCATCCATACCGTTTGTCGTATCCGCACTTCCCTGCAGCACCTGTGAGGCTGGATTAGATGTCTTTCCAATCATATTGGCTATAGCCATATGCGTCACTTCCCTTTGCTCTGGAAAGAAAAACCAAAAACCCACACAGTTACCGTTGTATACATCACCATACCTGCTGCTGTTTGACTGACCATTCAGCGTCCCTCGTGGTGAACTGTCAAGCCATGATGCAGGCCCATTTGATAAAAGTGTGGCTGGAGAAGAGCCCCATAGCTCTCTGTATCCAACTGCAGAGCCATCTATGTCATAGGGCATTCTTCTACTATTTATTACCGGATATGCCATTTCTCCTCCTCCTTTCTAAAAATACGCCGGATAGTATTCAATCTTGATGCTACCACCAGTCGTATCCGTTGTTGCTTTCATGCTATTGCTGCCACTAAGCAGGGTTATCCAGTACGAATCTCCTCCATGCTTAACAGCTGGTATCATATTCGTGGAGCCCTTTATGCAAGTGAAGTCTGCCGTATTAAGGACCACTGTTTCTCCATTTGCTATTGAACCTAGATACTGAAGCCAAATGCCATTATTAAGATTCTCAATCTTCGGGTTCGCAAGCGGTCCTGTGAATGTTATCACGACATCAGTACAAGGAGCCGAGCCTATATATGAATGCATCCAGCTTGTTGAAGCAGAACTCAGAATCTTTGTTTCACTTACCTTTGTCTGTCCATAGAAAAACGGATCCGCAAGCTCCAGCTCAAAGGCAAACTTAGCATATCCCGGCTCCTTAACGACAAAATTTATCTCTGAGCAAACTTCTGCTTGTGCTTCCCTGATTTCACCGCTTCTCATAGTCCTCCTAAGAGGATGAACTCCTGGGATTCCAATGGTCTTTAAAAACGCATCTATATTCTGATCAAGGTTTGTTCTGCTTGTACCCTTTACCCACATGGAGAGCACAACTTTTCTTCTGTCGTACCTTTTCTTAATCCATCTTGTTCCATGTTGAAAAGGCACCTGAATGTTGCTTCCTCTGTACTTAGGAATTCCAACGCCTTCAAGCACACTTTCAACACCCCAGCTCTCATTTGAAGATAAATCTGTTACGTTAAATTCCCACTTTTCAAGTTCCATGGCATCACCTCCTACACCAATCCATACGAGTGTTTCATCAATGTTGTTCTGATGCTGTCTGAAGCTTGTTCCGGTTTTGGATTGTTTATAGTGATGTCATAGTTGTTGGTCACATTTTCGCTTTGTCCGCCTACTGCAGTGACCTTAGTTGAGTTCCCAATGCCTGCTTTCTGAAGCGCCTTTGCTATAAGCTCATCGAGCTTGTCGATAGGAACAACTGCCTCGGTCCCAGCTTCTCCAACACCTATAACACTTGGACTTGAGAAAATACCTCCTGTGGAGTACCAATTGACTGAGAGCTTCGGCACTTGTGGTGGCATCAAGCTGAAGTTTCCTGTAAGCTCGAAGTGAGGCAGTTTTATCTTAGGTATCTTGATCTCAGGAATTTTAATATTTTTGAAGAATCCAGCGATCGCCTCTACCACATTCTTTACTGTATTTTTTGCAGTGTTCATCGGATTCTCTATTGCTGTCTTTACTCCATTCCAAACATTAGCCGCTATTGCCTTTATTGTATCCCAGTTAGCATAAAGTGCAGTTCCGATTGCTATCAATCCTATAATGGCTGCTATTGCAATTCCTACCGGTCCTGTGAGGACAGCCATAATTCCTCCGGCAGCTGCTATTGCGGCGCTTGCAGCTCCAAATGCTCCCACGATGGCACCAACCGAAGATATCAGAGTTCCTATAATAACAAGCACCGGCCCTATAGCTGCGGTAATCCCAACCAGTACAAGAATAAACTTTTGTTGTGCCGGTGATAGATTGGAAAACTTGTCAGCCAAACTTCCCACTGCGTCAGCTATACTTTTTATTGCAGGAGCCAAAGCTTGCTCCATCTTTATCCCGGCAGTTTCAAGACTTCCCTTCATTTGCTCTATGGAGCCCTTTGTGTTATTTTGCATTGTGCTGGCCATAGCTGCCGCTGCACCGTCGCTGTTTTTAAAACCGACTGTCAGCTTGTCCAGTTCTGCTGGACCTGCCTGAATAAGAGTCAGCATTCCACTCATGCTTTCCTGCCCGAATATCGTGGCTATAGCATTTTGTTTCTGCTCGTCGGTTAAGCCCTTCATACCACCTTGAAGATTGCTTATAACTTGTGAAAGTGGGAGCATTTTACCATGGCTGTCAAAAGCACTTATTCCAAGTTTCGCCATCATCTTTGCAGCTTCGCTACTTGGGCTTGCCAGCCTTGTCAGTGCTCCTCTAAGAGTGGTTCCAGCCATCTCTCCTTTAATGCCGGCATTTGACATGATTCCAATAGCTGCACTGACTTCTTCAAGGCTTAAGCCTAGAGCATTAGCAGGCGGCGCAGCATACTTTAAAGCAGATCCCATGTCAGTGACTCCTGCATTGGTGTCTGCTGCAGCTTTGGCAAGAACGTCAGCTACATGGCCTGACTGACCTGCTTCAAGTCCAAACCCTCGAAGAGCGCTTGCAGCAATGTCTGATGCGCTCGCTACATCGACTCCTCCAGCTGCAGCAAGGCTGAGCATTCCAGGCATGGCCTGCATTGTTTCTGATGCAGTAAAGCCAGCACTGGCCAGATTCTCCATGCCCTGTGCAGCTTCCGAAGCACTGAAGGCTGTATCTGCTCCAAGCTTAAGAGCCTGATCGTTCATCTTGGAGAATTCATCACCCGTTGCTCCGCTTATTGCCTGAACCCTGCTCATCTGTGCTTCAAACTCCATGCCAGCATTAACTGCCGCTGTTCCTATTCCGATAATCGGTGCAGTTACCCCTATGCTCAGCTTCTTTCCTATATCTGTTGTGCTGCTGCCGACTTTGCTCAGCTTGTCACCTGCATCCTTTGCACTCTTTCCAAGCTTGATCCACTTGTCCGTCTGCTGATCTATTTCCTTGTTTGTCTGTGAAAGTGCCATTTCGGTTTTGGAAAGCGCTGCTCTGGCATTGTTAAGCTTGATTTCTAGATCCTGAGTGGCCCTGGCATCCTTGCCTTTGCTCTCGACGCTCTTTTGATATGCGCCCTCTAAAGCCGCGACTTTCTGCTTTTGCAGCTCCAGTGTTTTCGCCAAGCTCTCTGCCTTTACCTTAAGTCCATCTATGCCTTTAGCGTTTGCTCCAAGAGCTGCAGTATTCGCTTTGAATTCACTTTGAAGCACCTTTAACTGCTTGTTTATATCACTAACTCCATTCTGAAATCCTGAACTGTCCAACCCTATCCTGACCGCCAGACTTCCTATCTCCTCAGCCAATATCCTCACCTCCACTTCTTATTTAAGAAGCTTCTCTGCCCCAAGTTAATCAATATAGGGGGAAAAGACGAACTAACTATCTCTAGTGGTGAGATAATTGGTTCGTCTTTGACAAAAATCGCGCCTTATTTAATTTTCTAACCATAAAATCAATCTATAATATATCTAAAATTGCTTCGACATTCTGGTTGTATTCCTTCTGCGCCCTATATAGAACAAGGTCCAGGTAATAGTGGATGTCCATATCGTCAATTTCGTTTAGCTTCCAGTCGTTCTCAAGAAGTTCTATGTAGAACTCCTTCATCCATTCTTCAAGAGTAAGTTTTCCACTGCTGCCTTTACTGCTCGGCGGGAAATGTCTGTAGTCTGCTTGTCACACCATCCGTAATCCCTTGAATAGTATCAAGTAATGTTGGAATCAGCTTGTCAGCATCAAGTCCATCATATAGTTCGTCCCTTGTGAATTTGAACTTATAGACCTCACACACAAAATCGATTAGCTTATCCAAACTCTCTGGAGTTAAGTTATTGAAGTCAACCCCCAGAGTGATCTCTGTTGCCCTTCTAACAAGTCTTGCTTTGATCTTGTTTATGACAAATGTTTTATGTTCAATTACCTCATCCCCATTCTTGTCTATTTCTTTTATGAATTCTAATCTAATTTCCATGATGTTCCTCCATCAATTATTTTTTTGCAAATAAAAAGTTTTAATTCAGTGGTTTAGGGCTACTAAATTAAAACTCTTTCAAATTAAAAATATTATTAAAATCCTAATTCCTTACCTATTATTATTACATGGAAATCAGAATCTACAGGTCTTTTATGGATAATATTTGTTATATTACAGTTTCTTTGCTTTGAACTGCAGTCCATACATGTACCACTAAGATTACATGCCAAATTATTGCTGTACTTTACATTATTCATCTGCGCTGCAACAAAACGAATCCTCTCCAATCCTGCATTCAGGTCTTTGACAAGTTTGTTAACACCTGCTATAACAATTATTCTATCCGAACCGTAAAGACTTCCTGCGATTCTGTTGCCTGTTCCATCAGTGTTGATAATCTGCCCATCCATTGTTATTGCATTTGCTCCCAGTATAAATACATTAGCAACAAGATATTGCATGAGTATATTACGCATTTCTTCTTTATTTCCTACGACATTAAACCCTGGGCTGTTATGCTCCATAGCATAGTTGTTTACTGCACAGGTATGAGGGATTGCTACACAATTTTTCTTTTCCAGTTCATCATCCAGTTCAAGAGCAAATATTGTATGCGAATCCCCGCAGCCTATGATGCCATTATCAGGAATCAAACTTAAAACAAGTTTTCTTGCTTCCTCGATCGAATCACAATAGTAGGCTTGAAAATTGTTCTTCTGGAGATTCTTTACTGCGATTGTCCCTTTCTGCCTTGAGTAGTCCTTTTTTATGTTATCTGTATTATATGCACCTTCTTTTAATTTTGGCATCTTAAAATTATGCAAATCTAGCATTATCTTTTCCTCCTTCTGAAGCCGCGCAAAGAAATGGCTATCCCAATATAAAATTAATAACCTAAATGTTCTCCTACAATAATTACTTTGATTTTGTCTTTTGGATTACAAAGCCTTAAGGTAACCATAGAGGCACATATAGAATCTGGTGTTTTACAATCCGCACATTCTCCTGTTATTCTACATGGTGTTTTTGCATTAGCAAAACGTTGGCAGTTTATTGGAGCAGCAATATTTCTCACGCGTTTCATTGCATCTTCAACTGTTTTGACCACTTTATTTATTCCAACAATCACTATAATATTTTTAGGTCCAAAAATAAGTGAAGCTGCACGATTTCCTGTTCCATCAATTAGACAGAGCTGACCAGCCTCACTAACTGCATTTACACTTGTTAGATATGTGTCCGAAAAATAATGTTCTTTTGCATAGTCAGGCCATTTTTCAGCTGGAATTGTATCCCGATCATATACTTTGTAATTTCCTTCTTTTACTTTTTGTGTTAAACCAATTGCACGAATAGTATCGGAACCGCCCCAAGTAATACTGTTACCTTCAGGTACTAACTCCAATGCCTGTTTTACAGCATCTTCCTTACTCGGACAATAGCATGCCCAAAAACGACGACTCTTCAGTGCATTTACCAAGCTTTCACCTAATTTTTGATTTCTTTCCTGTTGTGGTGTTTGTTTCATTTCTCATTACCCCTTTTGTTTTACTATTATTAGTGTTACAATTAGTTTAAATAACAGGGAACAAATATACAAGTACGCACATTTTTGTGCCTTAAAAGGAGATTTTATGCTAGAGAATAAAGAACAAAAGGTTATTAACGAGAGAAACTGCGTTATGATATATTCCATGGAAATTATTGGCGGAAAATGGAGAGTCCCAATAATTTGGAAATTATATCAGAATAAAACTATGCGTTATAATGAGCTTAAAAGAAACCTGACAGGTATAACGAATATTATGCTTACAAGGTCACTTCAAACTTTGGAAGAAAATGGGCTTGTTAAACGAGTGGAATTTAACCAGATTCCACCTCGAGTAGAATATTCATTAACAGATAACTGCTTACAACTCGTGCCTGCTTTAGAAATTATTTTTAATTGGGGGAAAGCGAGGATGATAACAGAGGATGAGACTTTAAAAAACACTAGCTGCTAGCACCTTAATTAGACGTAGAATTTTACATCTGAAAAAATCCATCTTGCTCACTTAATCTATAATCTTTTTTTACTACCAAATTTACACTGTAAAATTTACCGCACAAATAGAATCAAGAGATACTCCTGCGCTGCTCTTAACACTTGTGGTAGCTATGGCGATATACTCTCCTGAACTTAAACTTGATGTAGGATCCAGAGTCACTACTGTATTGTTAGTTCCTATGCTAAGCGCTGCAGCCACAGGAGTACCATCAGCCTTCATAATAAAGAAGTTTGCAGGAGTTATGCAGCTCGGCTGGATTGCTTTATCGAAAGTAAATACTATATTAGCTGTTCCCAGGACACCTGTTGCTCCATCAATAGGTGATGTTGTTACCGTTGGTGCCACAAGATCAATTGTAGGACTGTACACCACAGAAAGAAATGCTGACGGTACCGCTCCACTATCCTCGTCAGCAGTATACTTCCAATTCCCATCCGGTCGTGGCATGAAAGCAGCTTTTAGCTTCGGGGTTGTGAACTTTGCTTTGTCCTCGGTTGTATTCGCTTCCTCGGAGTATTCCTCAAACTTACCTTTTAGAAGCCATACGTAGCGATACTTACCATTAGCCTTTTTTATCTTAAAACCAATAGCAAGATATGGCGCTATGTCGTTGGTATGATACGCCAATACTCCTTTTGCCTCATCCAAAACGTGACCCAGAATATCTGCTTGAACTTCAAGTGGCAGATCCTGCTGTTCGATCTCAACATCGATATCTCCAAGACTTGATACTATCTCGACTTTCCTGTTATCCGCGTATAAGCTTTCGCTATTTATCTTTGGTGAAACCTTTATATTTATCAACGGTGCCATACTCTTCACTGTATCGTAGGTTGGTATGTTCTCATCGGTCAGAAGTGCATAGACCAAATTCTCAACACCAACCGGTGCACTATGTTTTATTCCCATTAGGATACCTCCTCCTCATAAAAAAATCTCAGTACCTTGTGATAGGTCTGAGTTTCTTCTTCGTATAATTCTGTTTCTGTTGTTCTTTTAAACCCTGCTTGTTTCATTGAATAAAGAATACTGTTTACTAAATCATTGTAGTCATCTTTGCTCCATACATCTATCTGAATGTAATGTCCTCTAGAAGTTTCTATATTATCTGCAAAAGCTTCGCTTTTCTGCAGGTACTCAAAAAACGTTATATATGTCAGCTCATCACCCGTATGTTTCTGAAAGCTAATCGGAACACCAAGAGAACCTAAAGTGTCCATGACCATCTTGTTTATCACTTCAAGCCCTCCTTTAGAGTGTTCCTTATCTCTTCGATTATTTGCCTCTTATTTTTCTCATATGCTGGCCCTAGGAATGGTCTTGCGCTCATTTTTACTGTGCCGAATTCTTGAAATTTGCCCCAGTATATCTTGCTGTTATCGGATCTATCGACTCCAACAAGCACATATTTGCTGCCATCCTTAGTTTTTATGCCGCTGATTTTAAGACCTTCTTTTAGTTTACCTGTCCTATAAGGAGCATTAGATTTGGCATCTTCCAGCACAGGTTCTGCAGCCTTTTTCAATGCTTGATTTTCAAGACTAGTTACATTGGCGCCTATCTGCTTAAGTCTGTTTAAAATTTCGTCAACTCCCGAAAGTTCTATGTTATCCACTACTATCAACCTCCAGAGCTTTAATCTCGGTGTATTTTCCTTCATACCTTATATTATCGATAGAGGTTATATTGAACTGCTTTCCTTCAAATGATATCCTCAAGTCAGTATTTAAATCTTGTAAATATCTGATCGTGAATTTAACTGTCTTTTCAGCTTGGGTACCTGCAGCCTGGAAGTATTCTCTCCCGGATAAATTAGATACCTTTGCCCATACCGTATTATAATCCTGCCATGTGTTTATTTCGAATCCGTTCTGGTTTACTGATGTTGCTAACTTCTGCAAAGTAATTCTATGCTTCATCTCTCCTATACCCATTGCATCACCAGCTCTCTTTTCTATATGCAAAGAGAAGCCTTTTGATAGTTTCCAAAACCGGAGCTGCCTGGAAGTTTTCTCTTTGCTCATACATGCTAGCAACAGCAAAGAAAACTGACTGCTTCAATGTCTCAGGAATTGTTGTGAACTCTGTAATCGGAAACCTTAGAATCCCTTCGCAGATCTCTTCTGCTGAGACAATAAAATCGGTGATGAGCGCATCCTCTTCGCTACCATCAACTCTTAAATATAACTTTGCTTCCTCTAATGATACAACCATGCACTCACCACCTCATCATCTTTGTTATTCAGATGCCATAAGACCTGCTGCTTTAAGCTTTCCAATTAATGCATTAAGGTCTGCTACTGTCCCAGCAACTGTTGATGCCACGCTATCAGCTTGAACTGCAGCCGGTTTAAGTTCCGTCCCTTGAAATGTAAGTTTGCCGCCGGCAGCGATTTCAATTTCGCCACCGACAACCCATTTCTCTCCACCAGGCTCGGAATAATTTTTTACATTACTCATATGGCTTCACCTACACTTTCATCTGCAGAACTTTGATCGCTTCAGGAAGTATGAGCTTTCCGTCAACTCTCTGAGTTGCTCTGAAACCGATCTGTCCATTCACAGCAAAAAGCTCGTTGAGTCTTTGGAAGGACCTTCCCTGTCTGTCAGCAATCCAATAGTGGCTGAAATCTCCAAACGCCATGACCTTTGCAGCTGATGCAATCGTAGGCACATATGAAGAAGTGATTACTGGCTTGTTCAAGATTGTATCTGGCTGTCCTGCAGTAATTGAAGGAGCCCAGATATACTGCCCATTTCCGTCTTTCAGCTTTCTTATAGCCTTAACGGTTGCATCATTCATTGTAAATACTGCATTTTTTCTATATGGTGTCTTCAGTCCATAATAGAGATCTATCACTTCATCAAAGGTTATTGCAGCTGCACTTGCTGCAGTCACTCCAAGCTGTGCTCCGCCTGTTCCATTGAATATTCCTGTCGGTTTTCCTGTTCCATCACCTACAAAGAAGGCTTCCTCCTCTTTGGCTCCTATCCTTCTAGCGAACTCTTTTGCAATATAGCTCTCCAAGTTAAAGACACTGTCATTAAGGAGCTCTTCGGAAACCTTGATCATAGTGGCCAGCTTGTACGCTCCAATGGAGATCAGTCCGAAAGCATCATCCGATTCAGGAATTGCTCCTTCCTCTTCTACCCAAGATGCAGTTCCTTTAGAAGCTACAACAGGTATCTTCTTGTCACCTGAGGAAGTGGTTATTATATTAGCTAGCTTTCTGAAGATATTTTCCTCTTCGAGTGCCTGGATCAAAGTCGCTTCAAACTCGTCTGGAACAAGATAACCTCCTTCTGAATCAGTGCCTACCTGAAGTGCATTGATGATTTCGAAGTTGCTTTTGTTCCTCATAGCTTTCCAGAAGGCCTGCCTATACTCGTCAGTTGCCCTTCCTGATTTAGTTTCTCCAGTTGCTGTTGGCTTGGTTGTTATAGGTGAGTTGATAGCCTTAGCAAGGTCTAAGTCAATAGCCTGCTGCCTTTCGAGCCTATCGATTTCCTTTCCTAGATTGACGACATCAGCTTCCATCTTCTCGTAAGTCGCGGTGTCATCAGCTGATATCAATCCGTCTTTTCCTCTTTTTGAATCTAAAAAAGCTTTAGCTGTTTCCCAAGCCAAAGCTCTCTTCTCACGAAGTTCCATAATTTTATTCATTTTATATTCCTCCCCTATTTATGTAAGAGCTCAAGTCTCTTATCAAGTATGTTAATATCTGTTCCGGTTTCTTTTTCTTTTTTCGGCAGCTTATTCATCAGCGAGTTTACTACCGACATTTTGCTGAAAATCGCTCCATCATTGACAGGTGCCTCATCATCCTCATGTAAGAAAAGTATCTGGTCTGCAAAACCAAGCTCAACAGCTTTCTTTGCATTGAACCAGCTCTCATCATCCATAAGACGAGATAACTTTGCCCTTGATAAACCTGTCTTTATCTCATAGGCATTGATTATGCTCTCCTTGACCTCGCTCAACATGGATATAGCTTTCTCCATTTCAACTGTGTCCCCAAAAGCCATTGTCATCGGATTATGGATCATAATGAGTCCCGTCGGAGATATCTGAACGTTTGTGCCAGCCATAGCTATAACCGAAGCTGCACTTGCAGCCAGACCGTCGATTTTCACTGTTACATTACCTTTATAGTCCATGAGCATGTTGTAAATTTGACTAGCAGCGAAAACATCACCTCCTGGCGAATTTATCCAAATAGTAAGATCTCCCTTGCCACTAACAAGTTCTGACTTGAACTGCTTTGGTGTAATTTCATCACCATACCAGGTCTCCTCTGCAATAGCTCCATCGAGGAAAAGAGTTCTACCTTCTTCAGTCTCTACCCAGTTCCAAAATTTCTTTTTATTCAAGGTTTTGTGCCTCCTTTTCTTTATTGTTTTTATATGCAAAAGCGCCGGCATCTTGAAGTTTAGTAAGATTTCCGTTCACCAGATATAAATCTCCACCAAGCTCCTCAGGAATCCTATTAAGATTTTCAAGTTCCCTTATATCATTAGATGACAGCCATCCATTTTGTCTTGCTATAGAATAGCCATTCATTCTTGCTTCATACTCACCTCTGAGCAATCCATCAACATTGAACTTGACGAAATACTCCTTTTTCTCAGTAGGTTTGAGTAATGCTCTTTGGATTGCCATCTCTATGCGAACAACCCAAGGATCCAGTGTATATTTAACAAATTCTAAGCTTTGTTGTTCTATATTAGAAAAGCTAGACTTCTCAAGATCACCAATCATATGTGGTGGTATCCTGAAAATTCTAGCTATCTCATTGATTTGAAATTTCCTTGTCTCTAAAAACTGTGCCTGCTCAGGTGGAATTCCTATGGATTGAAATTTCATACCCTCTTCAAGTACTGCCACACGGTGAGCGTTGCCGCTGCCCTGATAAACGGCATTCCAACTTTCCCTGATTCTTGCTGGATCCTTAATAACACCCGGATGCTCTAATACCCCACCTGGATTTGCCCCATTTGCAAAGAACTTGGCCCCATACTCCTCTGTAGCTATGGCCATACCTATAGCGTTTTTAGCCATTGCGATTGGTGAATACCCAACCAAGCCATCAAAGCCTAACCCTGGTATGTGCAACACCTCATAGGCCCGAAGTGCTACTGTTCCTGTGTCTTTTCTATATTCATAAAAGAGTTCTCCATTAGAAGCTCTATCAACGGTCATCCTGTCTGGGAGCAAGGGATATAAGGCAAGCACATTACCCCTGCCATCCCTTATAATTTGTGCATATGCATTTCCCCATAATAAAAGATGACTCATGAGTGTTTCTCTAAACACAAATGAAGTCATCTCAGGATTGGGTTCGTCATGTAGCAAGAAATACAGTTGATGATCAGTTGCTTTTTCTTTACCTGTCTCTGTCCGCTTGTATGTTTGAAGAGGCAAACTTGCTATTGTTTCTGCCAGAATTCTTACACATGCATAGACCGCTGTAGTCTGCATTGCTGTTTTCTCATTGACTGTTTTACCGGCAATAGTGCTTCCAAAGAAGAAACTATACGCACTTCCGAACAAACTGTTTTGAGGTTTATCTCTTGATTTAAAAAATCTGCTAATTAATGGAACTTGCATTCTTTCACCGCCCCTTCATCATAAACAATTTCATAATACTAATATCCCTCGATCATCATAAACACTACCAATGCTCCCTCGATTTCTGATTGCTCTATCAAGTGCCATGATAAGTGCGACAGCACCGTCAATTTTCTCGGTGCTTTTTTCTTTGTCAGGTTTGATGTTACCAGCCGGATCTGTTTTAACGAAAATATTATCCATCATCCATCTTAGGACTGGGTTGCCTCCATGTACTATTTTCTTTTCAAGCGTAATCTTCATTAATTCCTTTGAAGGTGGCGACATATCTTTATATCCCTGTCCGAACGGAACAACTGTAAATCCCATTCCCTCAAGGTTCTGAACCATCTGCACTGCACCCCACCTGTCGAACGCAATTTCTTTGATGTTATATTTAGTTCCGAGTTCTTCTATGAAAGTTTCAATAAATCCATAATGAACAACATTGCCTTCCGTTGTTTTTACGAATCCTTGCTGTTCCCATATGTCATAAGGGACATGATCACGTCTCACTCTGAGTTTTAGGTTGTCTTCAGGGATCCAGAAGTAAGGCATTACTATGAACTTTTCTTCTTCAGTTCTTGGCGGGAAAACTAATACAAAAGCCGTGATGTCCGTTGTGCTTGATAGGTCTAGTCCTCCATAGCATTCCCTACCTTTAACCTCTTCAGGAACGACTTCAAAACTACATTCATCCCAAACATGCAAGGGCATCCAGCGAACTGACTGTTTGCACCATATACATAATCTGAGCTGTTTGAACAGGTTCTCTTCTGCTGGATTCTGTCTAGCATTTTCACAGGCAATCTTCATCTTTTCTATATCCACAGTAACTCCAAGGCTTGGATTTGCTTTCTTCCAAACCTCTGGATCTGTCCAATCATCATTTTCATCTGCAGCATATATTACCGGATAAAATGTAGAATCAATTTTTCTTCCCGCTAAAATGTCTACTGCTTTTTGATGAAGCTCATAGCCTATGCTGTTGAAATCATTTCCTGCTGTAGTAATCAAAAAGTTTAGTGGTTGCCTTCTTGCATCAGCTGCACCGTGAAGCATTACGTTCATCATCTCTCTATTCGCCACATGGGTTTCATCGAAAAGTACTGCAGAAGGATTTATTCCATGTTTAGAATAGGCTTCACTGGACAGTACCTGATAAAAGGAGTTCATAGCAGGATACACGATTCTTTTCTGTGATGCCACCACCTTCAGTCTCTTTTTTAAGGCAGGGCAAAGTGAGATCATATCAACAGCCACATTGTATATTAAACTAGCCTGTGCTCTATCAGCAGCACAGCTGTAAACCTCTGCTCCTCTTTCGCCATCGGCTGTAAGCATATATAAAGCAATTGCTGCTCCTGTTTCAGTCTTCCCCATTTTCTTAGGAATTTCTACATAGGCAGTGTTTATTTCCCTGTAGCCATTTTTCTTAATTATCCCGAAGATATGCCTTATTAAATCTTCTTGCCAAGGAAGCAAATAAAATGGCTTACCGTGCCATTGCCCTTTTGTATGCTTCAATTGCTCAATAAATCTTATCACTCTGTTTGCTCTATCCTCATCATAGTATGAATCCGGCAGAATTGCTTTTTTAGGATAGAATTCTTTTACGTCTTTCATGCAAACCTTCCTTCGGGAATCTTTTCTTGCCTTGGGAAGTTTAAAAATGCATATTCTCCAAAATACTTAATAGCAGCTATATCCCTTGCTATTGCAGCGTCTATTTTATTGTCAAATGTTCCAATATGAATGTTTCTGCCGTTCACTTTTATGGATGCATAATACTTATGATTATTGATATGATAACAGACTCCAACAAAGCCGCTGCTATTGCTAGTAGGCTTCGAGCGATTACGACTATTTTCTTTTGGTGTACAAATCCGCAAATTGCTACGAGAATTGTTTTTCTTATCTCTGTCTATATGATCAACTACATAATTGCTTTTCTCCAGTCCCATAAGAAAATTATGAAGAAGATACCTTTTTCCATTTATTTCGGTTGTGAAGTATCCATTATAATCTATCCACCATCTGTGATTTTTAACCTGCTGTAAATCAGTTTTGTCAATAATGAAGCATTCACCATTTTTAAAACTACCAATTGCTTTATCATCTATCGTTTCATAGCTGCCAAAGGAGCAATTGCCACAGCTTTTAGTATTTCCACTGATTAGAGAAGTGCTTTCAACAATGATATCTCGACCACAAATACATTTGCATGCCCAAAGTGTTAACCGTTTTTTACTTTTCCCTATTGGTTTAATTGCAAGCAAGTCACCAAATCTTTGACCCTTCAGGTCTTTGATGCTCTTTCTCTTACATCCACAATGGCTTGTTTTTCCGCTTCTTAAATCACATCCATTTACAACTTTTATTTCACCACAGTCGCATTTGCATAGCCATTTCATTTGACCACAGTTGTTTTTTCCTGTCGGTTCCATCACTTTAAGATTTCCAAATCTCATGTCTTTCATATTGATTCTTTCACTCATCTGACAATCACCACCGTTTTTAAGCAAAATAAAAGACATTGATTATCTCAATGCCTGTAGCCTGATTTCTATTTGATTTGTTTGAGCAATATCACCTCCATTGGGTCATCTTCAGCAACGCCCCTGCTGTCAGCAACAATTCTGCTTCTTGCCGATGGTGTTAATCCAAACTGTTCACAGAAGCGGTTCATGATTTTAAGATATGTCTGGGCGATAGATACTTGGGGCACCTGCTGCCAATATCCTGAAGGAGTCTTAACGATAGTGCCATGCTTTGAGATAAACTCTTCTGCCTCTCTCCACCTTGCATAGGCTTGGCAATACCCAGCAAAGGCAGCCATATCTACTTCAGTTAAAATTCCTAATTCCTCTAACTGCTTCGCTGTTCTTTTCCACTCTTTCTTTGCTTCTGGTTCCAGCCAGCCAGGACATTTCGGAGCTTTCTTCTCTGGTTTAGGTTCATATTTGTTAAGCTCCCTTTTCCCAGGATTGCCTTCGAGTTCTTTGATTGCAGTTGGAATAGGTTTTCTTCCTCTTTGCGCCATGGGTATCACCTCCCTTTCAGCTATTTTCCGTAAGAAAAGAGCCTATCTTGTGATAGACTCTACTCAAATTTCATTTATCCCTTGAGGCCCTTGTAGTTGTAATTTCCTTTTTTCATTTCCTCGTGTTCTGCCTGAACCGCTTTGTCGTAATCTTTGTCCTGCTTTTCTTTCTCCTTGCAGTTCATGCATATGCATTGGCTGTTGAATGTCGACATAATCTGCCCACTTTCAAGGCTGCCTCCGCATCTGTCGCAATACTTCTGAGTAAAAAACTTATCCTTCATCTTTCGCATCTCCCTTCGGATTTCTGAAAGCACTGCTGCCTTCTAGTGCCTCTAGTAAAGTCTTCCTCGAGTTTTTGTACTTAGGTCCATTCATGCCTAGCCTTATAAGCCATGTCCTGAATGCGTATTTAGGATTTTCATCCTGAGCTGGTTTGAAAGTCGTATGCTTCAGCCTCTTAGCGTTTTCGTTAATTAGAAACACCAAGTTATAGAATGCATCTACCTTGTTCTTATCAAGATTGTTAACATCCAGCTTCAGGACAAAGGTTTTTGCATCAAAGTCAAATTCTATTCCAGAACACCTTTCAGGTCTGCATTTTAGATATGCGTCTTTGAACTGTTCTATTGTCTCGACTTCAAGTTGATTCAAGATTTCTGCAAAACTTTCTTCGACGAATTCTTGCATGGAATTGAAGGCATTCATTATCAGCTTTTGCTTGCTGGCAATCATGTTCACGATGTTTCTTAGTGTTATTCCGGTGTGCCCTTCAAAAGAGAACTCAACTTCAAGTCCATCTTCCAGCTGACTGTAGTCTGAGATTATCTCATTTGCTACATTCTCCGGCGGATTTAATATCATTTCAATCGTGACTTCTTCACCGTTAGAATTTCTGATCAGGCCTTCTTTGTCGATTCTATAGGTTTCGTTTTCAGTTGATACTTCGTAGCCAAAACTTGGAGCGCCAAGGTACTTAGGCTTAGTGTTCAGAATTTCGCCGAGCCTTTGGACAATCTCTTTTCTATTCATCCTTCATTCCACCTTCCTCATATACTTTGATTCCGGTCTTGTGAAGTTTTCTGAAATGACCTTCTGAAATCAGTCCCTCAAGTTCTGCTGCGCCATAGATAAGTACCTCATCAGAGTCTTCGCTTATAATCGCCAATACGACATCCCTATCATACCTTCCTACGATCTGATATACCTTGCTGCCGTCTTTGTTTAATAGATAATCTCCTTTTTGCATATTCACTACCTCCTGTATTTTGTGGTAGTCTATATATCACTCAAAACACATACAATAGCAACTTAATTTACAACAATTTAGCTATAAAAGACTGAAGGTTTACCTCAGGATCAAACCTGAGATAAACCTTCAGTTTTTACTTTATAAGAATTTTAATTATCCAAGAATCTTTTTCAAATCCTCTTCTGGTGTTGATATCGGTGTTATGTTGTAATTCTTAACTAGGATATCAAGAACATTAGGCGATATGAAAGCTGGAAGTGATGGTCCTAGGTAAATATTCTTTATTCCAAGGTGGAGCAGTGTAAGGAGTATAACAACCGCCTTCTGCTCGTACCAGGAAAGAACCATTGATAGTGGAAGATCATTAACACCGCACTTGAATGCGTCTGCAAGAGCAACCGCAACCATAATTGCGCTGTATGCATCGTTGCACTGCCCCATATCCATTATCCTTGGGAGTCCACCAATTTCACCAATATCGAGGTCGTTGAACCTGAATTTGCCACAAGCAAGCGTCAATATAACTGTATCAGGTGGTGTCAGCTTTACGAAATCAGTATAGTAGTTTCTACCAGGTTTAGCTCCATCACAACCTCCAACTAGGAAGAAGTGTTTGATAGCTCCAGCCTTCACTGCGTCAATAACTTTGTCTGCTACTGAAAGAACTGTTCCTCTTCCGAAGCCGACCGTTACAGTCTTTCCTCCATTGATTCCAGTCATCTCATGGTCTTCTTTGTAGCCGCCAAGTTCAAGCGCCTTTTTGATAACTGGTGCGAAATCTTTGTCTTCGCCTATGTGAATCAAGCCGGGATATTGTACGACCTCTGTCGTGAATACTCTATCCTTATAGCTATCCTTTACAGGCATAATGCAATTTGTAGTGAAGAGGATAGCTCCAGGAATGTTGTCAAACTCTTTCTGCTGATTCTGCCATGCTGTTCCGAAATTGCCTTTTAGGTGTTTGTAGGCTTTGAGTTTCGGATAAGCATGCGCTGGCAGCATTTCGCCATGAGTATATATGTTTATACCTTTGCCTTCAGTCTGCTTAAGAAGCTGCTCAAGGTCATAAAGGTCATGTCCAGTTATTACTATAAAAGGTCCTTTTTCTATAGCAAGAGGTACTACTGTAGGGACCGGTGTACCGTATGTTTCTGTGTTCGCTTTATCAAGAAGAGCCATGCACTTCAAGTTAACTTCGCCTGTTTTAAGTACTAGCGGCAGAAGTGTATCTGCTGTTCCTGGTTCTCCTAAGGCTCTAAGTCCTGTATAAAAGAACTCGTTAACCTCAGGGTCAGTATATCCGAGCACCATGGCGTGATATGCGTATGCTCCCATTCCTCTTAAACCCAAAAGAATCAAAGTCTTAAGAGATCTGATATCTTCATTATCTCCCCAGAGTTTTTCCATGTCATAATCCTCAGGGGTTTTGCATTCTGAACCACAAGTGCATCGTTTTTCAAGTTCAGCAGTTGTCGCATGAGTTTTTGCAATTTGCTTTTCCAATGATTCATTATCGAAGTTAACGTTCGTTACATCTGTAAATAAGCCTTCCATCACTACTCTATCAGTCTCAGCATTTGGTTCAGCGCACTTTGCAGCAACTGCTAGTCCTATTAATGCACCTGTTAATTTGTCCTGCAAGTTTGCAGTGTCTGCCTTTTTCCCACATACACCTGCTGCACCTTCACATGCTACTCCTCTGGCTGTTTGTTCACATTGAAAACAAAACATATTTGACATTATGACTTACCTCCTTCGATTTTAAACAGTAAAATATATTTGACTTGTCCTCCTTTCGTAATTATTTTTAATATTTTCACTATTTAAAATTATATATCATTTTCACTTTCAATGTAAACCTTTATTGACTAATATTAACATTAAGCTAACACAATTAAATAGAATTTTCTTAATCTCTGACAGTCTCTTGCACTTTATCGCACAAAAACATCTTCAATTTAATTCACTGCAATACTTCTCCTTTTAAGGATCTTTGAAAGCCCCTTCTCTGCAGCTTCAACTTCTCCCTTTGTGGCTTGCCCTATAAGAGTTCTTCTTTGCTGCTTTGTCAGTACCTGATTGTACATTGCAACTTTCTTTATGAAAGCAATTTGTTTAGTCTTCTTGTCAAACATTCTTGATCATGCCCCCTTATTTTTTAGTGGCTACTTCCTTAACTAAATCTGCATAAGGAATCTTCTCTCCGTTTCTTTCAACGAACACCCCTGCATCAGAACCAGTAAATTCTACATATCTTCTCAAAGCGACACTCGCATATTTCTCGTCAAGGTCCATCCCAAAACAAATCCTGTCAGTCTGCTCGCAGGCTATGAGAGTTGATCCGGATCCAAGAAAATTATCCATGACTATTCCGTTGACTTGTGATGAGTTTTTGATCGGATATGATAAGAGGTTTATTGGCTTCTCGGTCGGATGATTCTCATTTTTCTTAGGTTTATCGTAATTCCAAACTGTTGTTTCGGCTCTTCCTGTGTACCATTTGTGCTTGCCGCCCTTTAACCAACCGAACAATATTGGTTCATGGATCCAGTTGTATGGGCTCCTTCCAAGGACAAGAGAGTTCTTCTTCCAGATGCAAACACCACTCAGGTGAAATCCAGCATCCACAAAGGCGCGCCTGAAATTAAGCCCTTCAGTATCTGCGTGAAACACATAAATTGAAGCACCGGCATCCATGTTCTCTGCCATGTTCCTAAAAGATGCCAGGATGAAGTTGTAGAACTCCTCACCCTTGAGATCATCATTTTGAATCTTTAAACCTGTTCCGCCTGTATAGGAAACACCATAAGGCAAGTCAGTGACGACTAGATTAACCTTTCTTCCTCCAGCCAACTTGGCAACATCTTCTGCACATGTCGCATCCCCGCACATTAACCTGTGCCTTCCAACTGTCCAGACCTCTCCTCGCTTAACAAAGGCAGCTTCTTCAAGGGCCTTTGAAAGGTCAAATTCATCTTCTTTGATTTCCTTGTCATGTAAATCACTGAAGAGCTGATCAATCTCAGGCGGATCGAAACCTGTAAATCCGATGTCATAGTCCAGTGATTGCAAGTCCTTTATAAGATCGCCTAAGAGTTCCTTATTCCATTCTCCGCTGATTTTATTAAGCGCAATGTTTAATGCTTTCTCTTTGGTCTTGTCTATGTCGATCACAACACAGTCTATTTCTGCGTAGCCAAGTTCTTTAAGAACTGTGAGTCTTTGATGGCCGCCGATAACAGTCATGTCTTTATTCACGATCACCGGATCCACGTACCCGAACTCAGCAATGCTGTTTTTAATTTTTTCAAATTCGTTATCTCCTGGCTTCAGTTTTTTCCTTGGATTATATGATGCCGGTATAAGCTCTTCTATCTTCAACTTTTTAAATTCCATCTTCTTCACTCCAAAATCTAGATTTTATATAGCAATTATGACTGCAATATTTGCGGTTCTTGTTTCCGTAAGAACTGAATTCAGTTCCGCAATTGGGACAGGTGTATTTGTATGTGGCTTTTTCATTTTTAATCCGATTGTGTGGATTCTCTTTCCACCACTTCCTCCGGCACTCATCTGAGCAAAATCTTCGTGTTCTGCCTCGCTCATTTTGATTGATAGGTTTATTACAGCAAGCGCAAAGAAGATTATTCTTTACCTGTTCCTCAACATTCAGGGCCACAACCTTTGAATCTCCATCAAGACCGTTCCTTGTGCAATACCCGCGTATACTATCTCTCGATATACCAAGGATTGCAGCGATTGCTTTGTATCCAATCCCTTTAAGGCGAAGGTCATGTATTTGTTGTTTATCAATCTCTGTCATTTGAATCTCCTTTCTGCGAACAATGTATGAAAAAGCGCATAAAAAAAGCGCCTAAAACAGCTGTTTTCAAGCTGTTTTGACGCTTTTTACAATATTTTTCATTCATCACCTAAACTTCTTAAACCCTACTGATTGCAACGCTTGCGAGGCATTTCGCGCATTATCTTAGAATAACAATTTCGCAATTCTAAAGTTAAGCAAAACCCTGCTGGTTAAAGGCCTCGCCAGTTATTTGTAACCGTAAGCGATAACCCCCCTTGTCAAATTCTGCGAAATTTCACGCGAGAGGGGCGCGCGGTCCTCCAGGCCTTGATTGTAGCGATTTTGACCGCCCTAGGGGGGCCGTTTTAGGCACATCAATATTTATATTCAGGATGCTGATCCTCAGTCCTCGTTTTCCTATCGTGACACCTTTTGCAGAGCGGCTGCCAGTTGTTCTCATCCCAAAACAGAACCTTGTCTCCTCGATGAGGAATGATATGATCAACAACAGTCGCTGAAGTTATCTTCCCTTTTCTTTCACAATACTTACACAATGGATTTGCTTTCAAGAACCGCTTGCTCGCTGTTCTCCACTTGCTATCATAGCCGCGGTCTCTTGCGGAAGGTCTCTCAGCATGCACTTTTGCATGGTATTCGCAGTATGTCTCAGATGTTAAAAAAGGACATCCTGCACGCTTGCAGGGCTTCTTCGGTTTCATTGGCATGCTTGCTCCTCCTTTTGGCCATAAAGAAAGCCCTCGCATTTCTACTGCGAAGGCACTTTCTATATTCCTCTGTAATTATAATAGTATCATACTTTCCGAGTGTCTTTTAATGTCTTTTAGTGTCCTCTTTTATAAACCGATCTCTTTAATGCATTCTCGTGGATTTAGAAACATAATATGCAGTTCCCATAAGTCCGACGAAACTTCCAACAAAACTTCCGAATATAAAATTCAACTTATATTCAACCTCTCAATTTGATATCGAAAAGATAGCCATAGTGATTATCCCAACTACCAATCCGAACATCACTCCGAACAAAAATCCACTCATTGCTATACTCCTCTCAACCTCTATAAAGGTCGTTACACCTCATAGGTTATTGAAATGCATCTATTTCCTTTTGGCCATAAAGAAAGCCCTCGCATTTATACTGCGAAGGCTCTTTCAATATTCCTCTGTAATTATAATAGTATCATACTTTCCGAGTGTCTTTTAATGTCTTTTAGTGTCCTCTTTTATATAACTGTCACATTGTTCAACCGCCCGGCCATGTATTTTATATAAGTATCTTAAATCATACCCCATATCAACAGCTATTTGTTCCCAGCTACTGAAGCAAAGGTATCTTAACTCTAACAGAGTTTGATATTCTGGATTCTGTATTCCTTTGATTATTTTAACGATATCTCTCTTTAAATCAATTAAGGTATCGATGTCTGTGTTAATCTCATTCTCCAAGTCAATCATTTTTATGATTATGTTTTCCATTGAGCCGGTGCTCCTGTTGGGACTATGAGGCATATCCGATAGAGTTGATGTTGCTTTTGTAGCCAGCTCCCTCAGAGAAGATATCTGTTCAAGCTTGCTGTTTATTCTCTGATCTATGCGGTAAGCCTGTGCAAGATAGTCCTTAGTTGTCACACTCCATCACTCCCTTCAGCCACACCTTTTTACCTGAATAATATTTATCTGCGATGTACTGTTGTTCAACCTTTTCTAAACTTTGTAATCTTATTATAGCATTTCTGCATGACTCTTTGTGCTGAATACTTGTTTTGAAAAAGGAACATGCTGATCCTGGGCATTTATTCGTTATTAAAATTCTACACTTATTCCCGCCTTTGTTTGCATAACATTTTTTGCTTACTTTAGTTTGCTCGTTCATTCTATCGCCTCCATAATTATTACTCACATATGACCAACAACTTATCCACAGTTTTATCAACATTGTGAACAGGTGTTCTGATTTTGTTCTTGCAGTAGAATCTATTTTTCATACGTTCGTCTCTCCTTTTAGTGTCGCTTTGACTGCATCGATTAAAGCAGCCTGCGTGCTGTCCTTGCTCTTAAGAGCTTTTATTACTCTCTCATCGATTGTTTCTTTAGCAACAAGATGGTGAATAACTACCGTTTCCTTTTGACCTTGTCGCCAGAGCCTTGCATTTGTTTGCTGATAAAGCTCAAGACTCCATGTCAAACCGTACCAAATAAGAGTTGAACCTCCAGCTTGCAGGTTCAATCCGTGTCCAGCAGAAGCTGGATGTATTACTGCAATCGGTATTTTACCTTCATTCCATCTCTTTATAGATTCAGAAGTGTCTAACTTTGTAGCAGAGAAGCGTTTTTGTATTCTCTCAAGGTCATGTTTATACCAGTAGGCAATCAGCACAGGCTTTCCGTTTGCAGCTTCGATTAGCTCGTCCAGGATTTCCAACTTTCTGTCATGTATATTAACTACGGAACCGTCGTCTGCGTAAACAGCTCCGTTGGCCATTTGAAGGAGTTTGTTGGATAGACTTGCTGCGCTTCCGGCATCAATCTCCAACCCTTTAAGTGAAAGGATCATGTCCTTCTTCATAGTGTCGTAAACTTTCTTTTCTTTATCCGAAAGGCTGACAATAACCTCATTTATCACGCATTCGGGCATATTAAGATAATCAGTGCTTCTCATGCTGATTGTGATGTCTGAAATCAAGCGATAAATTTCATCCTCTGCACCTGATAGTGGTTTATAGCTAAACACCATCTGTTGGTTACGCTTGTCTGGCTTAAAGAAATTATTCCTGTAGTGGGTGATGAATCGCCCCAGCCTCTGACCCATATCAAGTATCCCGATTTGTGCCCATAAATCCATTAATCCGTTCCCCGATGGAGTACCTGTCAGGCCTACTATACGCTTTACCTTAGGCCGCACACGCCGCAGAGCCTTGAAACGTTTTGAGCTGTATGCCTTGAAGGATGAAAGCTCATCGATTACTATCATGTCATAGTCAAATGGGAGATGACTTTTGTTTACTAACCACTCCACATTTTCTCGGTTGATAAGGTATATGTCAGCAGTTTTTGTTAAGGCTTTTCTTCTCTCTGATTCAGTTCCTACAGCTACAGAGTATGTCAATCCTTTGATGTGATCCCACTTTTCGATTTCCGAAGGCCATGTATCTCTTGCAACTCGAAGAGGTGCGATTACAAGTACCTTTCGAATAAGGAAACAGTCAAGGCAGAGATCAAAAACGGCACTGAGAGTTATTACACTCTTGCCGAGTCCCATATCAAGGAAAACTGCGGAAATCGGATGCTCCAGTATAAAGTTCGTCGCATAGGTTTGATATTCATGAGGATTGTATTTCATCAAGGATTCCTCCTATTTGTTCAACGTTGTCAATGCAGAATACTAAAAAGCCTAACGCTTCCAGTTGTCTTTTTCGCTTTTCCTGCAAAGGTCGTGGATGCTTCCCAGGTGCTTTTAGTTCAATGAAAGCGAGCTTTCCATTAGGTAAAAGCACAAGGCGGTCTGGCATTCCATCGAAACCATGGACATTCAGTTTCAAAGAAAGACCAGCCATGGACTTCACTACTTTTGTAAGTTTTTCTTCTATGTTTTTTTCTCTCATTCTAATCCTTTCTGCCTTTCAAGAGTTCCAGGTTCCAAGTGGATCCAAGCGTCCCTATAATCCTTACGCGCGTATATGTGCAGGTATACAGGATGCTTTTCCTCTTATATACATATTTATATATATGTATAGGAATTATGGAACTCTTGGAAAAAGCGTTGATATATCAGGGTTCCAAGAGGTTCTAAGATTGGGTTCCATGATGCATCTTGGCTACCTGAGGAAGCGCTTCTAATATAACTTCTTCAGGCATTTTCTCTTCACTGACACGTACCCAAACATATTGAGCTCCGTAGCCCTTGATTTTCTTCTTCTGACCTGAGTAAACCCAGTAACCGATTTTTTGCATGATGAGCTTGATCTTGTAGCTGTCAGCTTGGCGCTCGAATTTGCCTCGATCATTACCGAAGCACTCACACCATATTTCCATGTTGCTGACAAACTCACGTTGCTTAATTCCTTCTGGTCGTAATGGGTCGTCGGAAGAAAAGTAGTTCTTTCTGCTGTAGAGGTCCATGTCATACCAGTTTTCCGGCAGGAGCATCTCAAGAAAATCTTTAACTACCCCTTCTCGTTCATCGGTTTCCAGAGCAGCTGTCTGCTCAGCTTTTGCTTGCTGTGCTGCTTCCCCATCCAGATAGAGTTGTTCTCCCTGAGTCCAATAGTACTTGGCCTCTGCCCAAATTTGCGGCACATCAGCTTCAGGTAAATCCCAGCCTTTTTTGTCGCAGCCATGGACGCGTACCACCCAAAACCTCCTGTTTCCCGTAGTATCTCGAAGGAATCCAGCACTTTCCGCATTGGTCGAACCCACCAGAATGCATTGACGAGGGTGGCTTTCCACAGAGCGCCCGTAAGATGGTCTAAATTGATCGTCTTGTCTTGAGAGAAATCCCTTAATGTTGTTGACGTCCATTTTTGACAAACCAGCTAGTTCAGGGATTTCTACTATCCATACACCTTGTATTTTTTCTGCAGCATCCTTGCCTTTACCCATATCGGTAAAGTTAAGGCTGTCCGAAAACCATTCTCCGGCAAGCCTTGCAAAGAAGGTAGACTTGCCTAAATCCGTCTGTCCGTTAAGGACCAACATGGAGTCATACTTGATACCGGGGTGGTAGATTCGAGCCACAGCTGCTACAAGGGTTTTACGAGTGACTGCTTTTGTATACTCAGTATCATCTGCACCGAAGTACCGGATAAGAAGTTTTTCTACCCTTTTAGCCCCATCCCATTCGGGCAAGGCATCCAGGTATTCTTTAATAGGATGATAAGCCCGGTCGTCTGCAACTTTTGTCAGTGCCAGTTCATAGTTTCGTGAAGAGAAGGTTCCGTAGTTTTTGTCTACATAGGCGACTAGCTGAGCTGTATCAGCATCTCTCCATGAAAGGTGTGGACGCTCCCAGGGAAGACAAGCGATGCCATAAATCTGATTTGCAAGGCGGTTATATTGAATCCCTTGCAGTTTTGGATCATTTTTCATGATCAATAGCAGATTGCCTAAAGTATTCTTCAGTTCTGTTGAACGTGGAATATATTCAAGGTTTTTCTCCCACTCATTATCTTCCTTAGCAAACTCAGCATTAGCCTGTGCTCGGCGTTCATCTGCAATCAGTAGCTTAACTTGTTCATCCTTCACGGCAAGTTCGGTCATAGCCTTGAAGGAAGGAAGTTTTATAACTGGTGTGTCCTCAGGGAATTTGTCGTCGAGGCTTCGGAATTTTTGAAGCCTGACGAGGTCGAAGGAGCTGAGCAGTTTCCCACATACAGGGTCTGTCGCATGGTGACTATAGGCGAACTTGTTGTCATAAATTACTACACCGGCGCTGCTGTCTGCTGGGATATAGTCGTATCTCCCGTTCATAGTAGACGGCTCATATATGTCAGAAAGGAAAACTTCTATTGCCTCTTCAACACTATAGGTGCGGTTGAAAGCACCGATTATTCCAGGTTTTGTGAGAGGGTCAGCAGCTTTAGCCTCAGCACTATGAAGAACCTCTGACTGTCGGCTTGAGCGTGGCCAAGTAGACTCATCCTGCCAATTGTCATAACGGGAAAGGTACTGATCAGGATCAAGTGCCTCTCCTTCATGTTTCTCGAAGAAAAACTCGCCGTTGCAGGAAGTTGAAGGCCAGTACATAAGGCGATGCGGCTCATAGGTTGTATCATCGAAAAGATCAATGCCGATGTCTTTTGCAACCATACGTGCCACTGCCGGGTATTCTGCTTCACTGACCTCGCGTGATAGCGGAATAGCTAATCGAATGCGGGGATGCTCCTGAGTATGTTTGTGCGTCGAATATACGCAGCACTGAAAATCATGAAGCATAATCAGCTCGTCCCAAATGCCAGGTGTTGCATAGTCCATGTCAAGTAGGATCATAGAGCGACAGAGAACAAAGCCCTTCTTACGCCTGCCCTCTCGAAGATGTCCTGCCACGTAACCCCCCACATCTTTAATAGCGTCCTGCTGGCCTTTTTTAAGTTTCCGGTATTCCTCTAATGTTTCTGTGGTTCTTATAGTTGTACTTACTCGTGCGCAGAAATCCTCCCATGAGATGTCATTGTTCTTCCATTTTTTGTCAAGTCGGCTGTTGCCGATTGCAATTTTCAAAGCCTTTGTACCTCCTCACAATTCATGTTGAAATATCTTATAAGCTGATTCCTCCTCTTAGCGGTTTTGATTTCAGCATTCATTCCACTTGAAATGTGGCTGCCAAACACCCAAATTTCTGAGCACTTCGACATCAGTACATTTCCGAAGAACAAACCTAGTTCTCGTTCCTTCGGAATATTGTCATCTAAAAATTGAGGAAAAAGCAGATGCGTTGTAATAGGAATATATCCCCTACTAACAGCAAATCGACTGTATCGCATTGCTGCTAAACTATTTCTATCGACATCTCCGGAGTATGGCGAACATATAAATACCAGGGGCCGGTAAGCTTTTAAGATTTTTTCCTCTTTCTCAACAGAATTTAAAGCTTCATACGCGGTAGGGTCGTAATAACCCTCCGCGTTAAATTTGTCTGCACTCATTTATCTGCCCTCCCTTTACGCTGTTTTTTCATGCAGCTTCGCCTTATACCACTCCAGGTGACGTTTTCGCTGCTCGTAATCAGGTACGGCTACCAAGAGACCTATGTCGACCTTCTGCAAAGTTTCGATCAGTTTTATCTGATCATCAGTTAGGTAAGGCCGGATGCTGGTTCCTTTTTCAAGACCATGTACCTGTCTAAATTGCTTCGCCGACATCCCCGTAACAATCCTGTTGATCATGTCACACTCATTACTGAAGTGATAAGGCTTTGGATTGTCATGCAGCAGCTTGATGTTCTCTGTGAGCAGCGGAAAATCTTTACGGGCAATAACCAGCGTCTTAATAAACTGCTCCATTTCATTGAAGCGACGGATATAGAGTTCTTTGAACCTCATAGCCTTTTGACCGGTAAACCCCATGACCAACATTGTGAAACCATCACGTGTCATAGCATAGGCAGTCTGTTTTCTATTCCATACGTCTGTGTAGGTGGTCGGCTGAAAATTAAGCTGACCAAAATCTTCACTAAGACCTGAATTGGGGGCTAATATTTTTCTTATATCAGCTAAGACATTTTTATGTTCCTTTTCAAAAAATTGGGCTACAAACAAGCTGTCAACACGAGCCGTGTCTTTGGTATCTGCGAAGATACCGTATTTGTCTTTTGGTATTAATTCTTTCATATGTTTCCCTCCAATCTTGAAGGCATCAAGGCCCTCTATCTTCCAAAGGACTGAAACTCTTATTTTGAGTACTCAAATACGACTCAACATCAATCCTTTTTATAAAAATTTGTTTCGAATCCGTCTGCTGTCAGCAAAAGCCCCTTAGCCCACGGAGGTGCCTGACCCATTTGTTTGCAAATAGCTTCAACGGACATTTGCTGGTCGGCTTCTATGATTATTTCGTCATGGACATGAGCCACAATGGAGTAATCTCGAAGATTCTGCATCGCATAACAGAGAATATCTCTACTCGTAGCTTGCACTATGTTCTCTACGAACTTTGGACCGTAGCTTTCGAGTCGTTCCCATTTCTTTGTCCCACCAACTCCCTCATAGGTCACGCATTCTGAGCCGAATTGATTTTCGCCGATACGCGGCTTGATATAGGTTAATTTTCTTCCAGAGGGAAGCGTTATGAAGAGCATGCCGCTTTGATACGTAAATCGAATACCATGAGCTTCCGTTATAGTACGCTCCCTAACTGCTTTTAATGCAGCACGGTCAACATCCCACCAGAGCCTTACGATGTTTTGATTAGATGATCGCCAAGCAGATACCAGCGGTTGAAGTTCTTCCTCAGTAAGCCCCATCTCAAGCGCACCCATCGCCTTCAGCGCCCCGACAGAGCCACCGTAGCCGAGGGCCAGTTCCGCGATTTTCCCTTTTTGCCGTAGATGTGAATTGACGCCATGTTTCTCAACAGGTACCCGAAACATCTGCGATGCAGATGCACAATAGATGTCTCCACCGGATGCAAACACATCCTGTCGCCAGGATTCTCCTGCCAGCCATGCAATGACTCGGGCCTCGATGGCCGAAAAATCAGCAATAATGAACTTACATCCTGGCTTTGGAACAAAAGCAGTACGTATCAGTTCAGATAGCGTCTCGGGAATTGAGTCGTAAAGCATCTCTAAAGCTGCAAAATTATAGCTCTTTACAAGGTTCCGGGCTTGTTCCAAATCAGTCATATAATTTCGAGGAAGGTTTTGCATCTGGATAAGCCTTCCTGACCATCTACCCGTGCGATTGGCTCCGAAAAACTGAAACATTCCCCTTGCACGGCCATCATGGCATACTGCGTTCTCCATAGTCTGATACTTTTTGATTGATGACTTCGAAAGCTGCTGACGGAGCGATAAAACTTGTCCAAGCGGTTCCGGAGCTGTTTTGAGCAGTTCCTCAACCACCTTCTTTCCTAGGGAGTCTGTTTCAAGACCGTTGTCAGAAAGCCACTGTTTCATCTGAGTAACAGAGTTAGGATTATCAATCTCAGTAAGTTCCTGCATTAGTCGCATAAGTTCAGTTCTAGAATGTATGTCTGCATCGATGGCGCTTTGTACAAAATCCATATCCAGCCCCACGCCAAGGTCATTTATCTCCTGATCAAGACTATATTCTTGCCAAACAGATTCGGGAACAGGAAACATCGCCAGCTTTTTTTGTATTGCCATTTCGGCCTCGACATCTCTGATATTGTATGCCTTGAATGCGTCCCATTTGTCAGATGCATGTCTCGGGAGATTGTGTATTCTCTTTCCATTGGCTTCAGTAGGATTGCATGGCTGGCAAAAATACCGGATAAGGTCCTTGCCTTCCTTCAATTTTTGTTTTTCAAGTCCGAGCACCAAGCCTACGCCCTCTAGAGAAAGCGGAAGCCCCATGTATGCTGACCATACCATCGAGCAACGCCATGATCCTGGATCTAGATATTTTCCAAGTGGTAGTTCCAGACACTTCGACAAGCAAATCCGCTCAAATTGAGCATTGAACGCCCACTTTATCACCTTTTTGTCCTTAAGCGCTTCAAGGATTTCAGTTGGTATTGACTCGCCACAAGCAAGGTCGACGATCTTTACTTCACTTCCGTCAACAGAATATCCAAAGAGCAAGATTTCAAAATCAGAGCCTTCAGCATAGCGGTAGACCCCGCTTTTAGCGAGGTCTATGCTACTGTAAGTTTCGATATCTATACTGAGTGTCCTCATGACAGGAAATCCTCATCTGCTTCTGTGGCAAAATCATCTTCTGCTCTAGATTTGCCACCGAGTGGTTCACCGTCACGGATTTTCTGCAGGTTATTGAGTCCACAGGCGATGCCTTTATTGCCGTTACTGTTGAAGGCATAGAAGTTAATGCTAGCTCTTCCGTAAACGCCGCTGTAAACCTCGGAGCGATCCAGGATTATGTTACGGTCTGCATCCACAACGCCTGGAGCAGTTGCGGAGTTAGCGTTGATGAAATAAGCATTTTCGTATGCAGCATCATCCGGCCTTTCTGAATCTCCATCTCGCAAAGGCGTCTTTATAACAGATAGAGGTGGTACAGTCTTACCGTTGCCCTTCAACTTAGCTTCACCCTCCTTATATGCAGCCTCAATCGCTGCCTTGATTTTTGCCACTGTGAGTGTGTCCGATTTTGGAATTATGAGCGATATCGAGAATTTCGGAGCTCCGCCGTTTATGGATTTTGCCTCCCAAATATTGGCATAAGACCAGCGAGTATTGGGACCAGTGATAACCTTCATTGGATTGCTATTTACTTTATTTGTGTTGTTTGACATAATATTTTCCTCCTTAAATTTCATTGAAATCATTTTGTGCTGTATTGATTGGCGGGCGTTTGTCGCCCTCCGGCACAAGCGTTGGTTTGCCTTGTGGTTTTTCAATGTAGCTTCCTAGAATTTCCTCAAAGCGTTTTTTACCTAGTAGTGAAGTCATTGCTGTAACACCTATAACCTTTTTCTCAAAAGGATCATATCCAGCTGAACTGACAACCTCTGCAACAGATTCCTCGTCTGTGTATCTTCGATATGACCTTCCTTCAACAAGTTTATAACCATTCCACTGTTTTCCTCTGATAGCCATCTGTAATGCAAAATCTTTGAGATCCGAAGCCCATGACATGAGTTCATCGATATTACCGAGAATGTTTTCAACTTCTGTATCTGAAAGAAGCGGTGGTAGCTTGAAATCATAACGTGCGAGCTCCATATTTTGTTCAGCTCTTGCGCGGCATTCATGCTTGGCTTTACAAAACTGGCACCATTCGCCGCATTTGAATTCTCCATCTCCTGCGTAAGCGAGCATCGCAGCAGGCTTTAAAACCCCTTCTGCCCATCGGTATAGAGACTCCTTGGGCACAGTATGAGTTGATATGTTCCCTTTCCTTGGCTGGTAGATGGTCATTGAAACTGAAGCGATGTCATAGATGCCGTCGAAGATTTCTAGGGCGCCTAACGAATACAGCATCATTTGCGGATTATCCTTAGCCTCAACTAGATAACCCTGCCCGTGCTTATAGTCCAATATTTGTAAAATATTGTCAGCTACGAGCACACAATCTCCCGTCCCGAAGCCCCCTTCAACATATTTTGAAAGGTTAAGCCTCTGTTCAATGAGCAGTTGAGGATCGGGGCATGTTTGCTTTGCATCCTCTAAGAGCTCTAAAATATAGGTGGCATAACCATTTGCGCATTCTTCCATCTCTTCGTTGTAATAACTGAGGTTTTTAGTAGGGTCTTTTGCAGAAATACCTAGTAAGTTCTTCAGTTTGTATTCGCATAGTTCGTGAGCATCCGTTCCCTCGGCAGCATAGTTGCTGCCTTTGTCTTCGTAATTCTCACTGAGCCTCGCTGAAGGAGGACAGTTTATCCACCTGTGAGATGAAGATGCTGATAGTAGCGCGTGTTTACCCATTTCCGAGCACCTCTGCTTCCATTAATAGTGCAGGATACTCGGCTGGATCAATTTCCGACAACTTTTCGGCACCATGCTTTTCAAGCAAAGCTCTAACGCCTGCTGTATTGCCTGCCCGTGACTTCTCGGCAAGAACTCCCCTGACCATTTCAAGGGTAATTATCTTTACTTCTTGAAATGTTGGTTCTTCTTTTAGCTTCTCAGAATCCTGCATAGATTCGTTGCTACTGAACAATTCAGTCAAAGATTCTGAAATACCAGTAAGGATTTCACCACAGCGCTTCAGTTCTTTAACCAAAAGGTGTAGTTCACTCATTTTACTCATCGTCTTTTCCTCCTTTCGTTTCTTGATGGTCCTGCTCTGAAAGCGCTGTTAGCTTCTTAGCTAGACGTTTGGACACAACACTTATCGCAGTTAGTACGTCTGCGAGTTCTTCATTGACATTATTGTCGCGAGATTTGCTGTCAGTTTGATTGGCATGTCTCTGCATTTTTATACCTCCTTTCTGAGGGATATTTCTCCCTCTCAACCAACACAGGACAAAAGTGGGAAGGTTGGGTACTTGTTTTGAAAATTTCTTTTGATACTTGCCCTCTGCTATCCAATGGACAACAGAGGGCTTTTTGAGTATTGGATCAAATGAAGTTTTTAAGACGTTCCTGTAGCTGAGCAAACAACTTGACTTTTCTTTTGTTGATTGCCTTTTGCGACAAACCGATATCAGAGGCGATTTCCCGCTCGGACTTACCAATACTGAAGAGCTGCAAGATCCTACGATTGTCAGGATCAAGTTCCTCCAGTGCGGCGTAAAGCTCTTCGAGGAGCAGTTTATCTGCGACTAGTTCAGCAATGTCCACGGAATCCTCAGTATCGAAACCGTCTTCTGTGAACTTGTCCAGTGATAGAACACTGCCATTCCGTTGTTCATTACACTGGCTGCAATCCTTCATGCAGCGTTTGGTTCGGCCTTTGCCATTGCTGATCATGCAGCGTTTTTCACGTTCTTTGCGTTTTCGTTCATTCCATAACGGTTGCTTGTAAGCGCGATAGACTTCTTCGGTTACTTCAATTACTTGATTGTCGATTGTGAGGTGCCATGTACCTTTGTAGAAATCTTTGTTCTTTGATTGACTTAGATTGTCATTTTTTTTCGGCATAATAAAAGCCCTCCTTCGGCTTGAAACCTAAATGGAGAGCTTATTTTTGATATGCCAAACGGACCACAGGTAATCGGTAGCAATTCAAAAGGATTTCTCCATTTCGAATTGCAACCTCACTTCCGGTGATCAGTTGCAAGTATTTAATTGTTATTCACACAACACCGAAATACCCTGCAGGTGGCTGTTGTGTGTTGCTTGTACATAGAAAAAACTGTTATTGCCTTTCTTCAATAACAGTTTACTGTTTTATGTAGCTGGTTTACATTGCTGTGTCTTTGTTGGGACTTTGCTATGACTTTAATTTTCAAAACAAACAAAAAAACTTTGAGTATTCAAAGTTTAAATATGATTTTATATAATTCGCATTGAAAATCACAAAGGCAATTGGTATAATATAACAGAATGTTGAAGGAATGTTTTTTAATTGTGGAGGAGAAAGTATGACATTTAGCTATAATAAACTTTGGAAAATGTTGATTGATAAAAAACTGCTGAAGAAAGATTTGATGGCAATGACAAGCATGACTTCATCTACAATGGCTAAGATGGGGAAAGATTTGCCGGTAAGTATGGAAGTTTTAGCTCGCATATGTAAAGTATTAAATTGTAATATTGGTGATATTGTAGATGTAATAAAAAAAGATTGA